CAGTAGCAACTCGCCAAACAGCCATGGCCGTACCAACCATCGCACGCGCAAGAGGCATAATCTGCTCCACACTCGCTGGGCTCCCGCTCGAGCAATACTCCAAGGTCGACGGCTCACACATGGCAACTCCAGCAGTTATTAACCAGCCAGACCCACGCGTTCCTGGTTCTGCTATCTACGCATGGCTCGCGGAAGACCTCTGGCTAAGTGGTGTCGGGTATGGTCAGGTCCTTGAACAATATGGTGACACGGGAAGAGTTCGCGCATGGACTCGCGTTGCACCAGACCGCGTAACAGTTAAATTAAATAATAACGAAACAGAAATTATTGGCTACCAGGTAGATGGTTCAGTAGTTCCTAATCAAGGAGTCGGTTCTCTAGTAGTTTTTTACGGACTAGACGAAGGCTTACTAAACCGAGCAGGCCGCACAATTCGCGCCGCTCATGCACTAGAGCAAGCAGCAGAAACTTTTGCTAAAGAGCCAGTACCACTTCAGGTTCTCAAGTCAAATGGTACTAATCTTCCAGCAGAGCGTATTTCAAAACTTCTTGAGTCATGGCGCACTGCTCGACTTACAAAATCTACTGCGTTCCTTAACGCGGATGTTGAATTGCAGGCGTTAGGTATAGACCCAGCCAAATTGCAACTGAACGAGGCTCGTCAATATGTTGCGCTCGAGTTAGCCCGCGCCTGCAACCTTCCTGCATATTTCGTAAGCGCTGAAGCAACCTCAATGACTTATAGCAACGCAATTTCGGAGCGTCGTTCGCTTATCGACTTCTCTTTAAAGCCAATCCTTACTGCTATTGAACAACGCCTCTCCATGCCGGACTTCTGCCCGTCAACTGGAGAAATTCGCTTTTCACTAGATGAATTCCTGCGTTCAGATGCACTACAGCGCGCTCAAGTTTACGAAATCTTAAATCGAATTGGCGCCATGAGCGTTGAGCAGATTAGAGAATCAGAAGACCTTATCGACAACAAGGAGACCCGATGAAGATAACAATGCCGGTAACTATTACCGCAGCAGATGCAGAGTCACGCATTATTGCGGGTCGCATCGTTTCATGGAACGCTGAAGGTAACACCTCAGCAGGCCGCACAATGTTTAAGCCTGACTCTATTAAGATGTCAAAGAACACAAAGTTAGTTCTTCAGCATGACACTACACGTCCACTTGGAAAACTTATGTCATTCTCGCAAGACGATGAAGGCATTACAGCAGAATTCAAAATTGCTAAGACAACAGCAGGAAATGACGCACTTGAAGAAGCCGCAACTGGTCTTCGTTCAGACTTTAGCGTCGGAGTAGATGTTGAATCTTGGGATAACTCAAACGGCGTAATGGCTATCAGCGCATCTAACTTAATCGAGGTCAGCCTTGTTACAGATGGCGCAATTCCAGGCGCAGAGGTCGCAAAAGTAGCGGCAGAAGAAACCGAAGTTTCTGAGACAACTCAGGAAGAAACACAATCAACCAATGAAGGAGAACAAGTGTCAGACACTACCGTTCCAGAAGTTGCTCCTGCCGCAGAAACGGTAGAGGCTGCAAAGGTTGAAGTTAAGGCTGCAACAGCACCTTATATTTCAACAACTGTTCGTAACCCAATCGTTGATAAGGCTTCTTATCTCGAGCACTCAGTCCGCGCCTCACTCGGCAACGACACATCAAAGATGTATGTTGCAGCAGCAGCAGACGTCACAGACAACGCAGGACTCGTTCCTACACGTCAACTCACAGAGGTAATCAACGGCATCTCAAACGCAGACCGTCCATTGATTGACTCAATCTCTTCTGGCGCTCTTCCAGATGCAGGAATGACATTTGAAATTCCTAAGATTACTGTTGCTCCAACTGTTGCAATCGCAGCGGAAGCAGGAACACCATCAGAAACAGACATGAACTCAGCGTTCGTATCTGTTGACGTAAAGAAGTATATTGGTCAGCAGACATTCAGCCTTGAATTGCTAGACCGCTCATCACCTGCTTTCTTTGCAGAACTCGTACGCCAGATGGAATACGCATACGCAAAGGCGACAGACGCAGCAGTCGGTTCAGCGCTCATTGCAGGCGGAACAGACGGCGGAAACCGCACACTTACAACAGGCGCACTTGCTGCTGACTTCGTTGCAGATGCAGCAGTTTCTATCTACTCAAACACACTTGGATTCGCAACTAACATTGTTGTATCTCCAGCCTGGAGCGATGTTCATAGGGTTTTTATGGAAGGTAATACCTAGTTCATCGAATTTCATAAACTTCTCAAATCGTAACTCTGGAAGGCTGAGAAACGATGGAATCTTCTTCATGATGACGTTATAAAGTCTATCTGTATGGTTGCTTCGGATGCAGTCAGTAACACCCAACTCCCAGAGGAGGTCGACGCATCGGTCGCGGTCATCGCCAAGACTCTGCTCATAGGCTTGAGGGGTTCCCTCACTCCATTTAGAAATGGTTTGAAAGTCAATCTCGTCACCTATTGTTACTGTTTGGTCTGGCTTAAACTTTTGTAGGAATCTTGCTATGTTCTGAGTAACGTGTACGTCCTCGAAAGGAACCTGTAGGTCGCTCAGAATAACGATTCTTTTCATTTAATCCTCGTCGTCGTCCTCATAGGGGATATTGTCGATTCGATTAGGCAGGTTAGGAATAATCCAGTCTGGAAAGTTATCTCTATCCGAAAGCAGCCAGAAAGCATGAGTCTCAGTGAACCCTGCTCTGCGCAAAGATTTATAATATTCATTAAGCGCTATCGCATAAGCATCTAGCGCAGAGTAAGTATCTAAGTCTATGACTGGTCGTTTTCTTGCCATGAGATAAGTGTTACTTACCTAAAAGGTCGATGATGGTATCGACACGCGCAGAGATGCGAGTAACCTCGTCACGAAGGCTTGAGCCGCTATTGGGCTTGAGTTCAGATAGGTAATGCTTAATCATGAACTGGGTATATGCAGCAAGACCACCAAGAAGAGTGACAACAGCCACAAGCCAAGCAGCAAGGTCAGCCGCGCTCATTACTTTTTAGGAGATGCGTAACCGAATACGCCAGCCACGATTGAACCAAGAATTGCTCGGTAATCTAGAGCGAAGTTAGAAGTAGTTCCCCATACTGCAAGGAACGCTCCTACTGAGATTATTGCTGGATGCTTCATGTTCATAGTGTCCCGCCTAACATGGGTATATTAAAGAACGAATTGTCTGTATCGCCCTTTTTAGTGAAAGAGATATGGCAATGATGGTTATGCGGATTGCTTCCAGAATACTTTCGCCAGCGCCAGCCCATGCGAGACGATGCAATCCTTCCGTTGAATATGATGTACGAGATTCTTTTATCTCCGGCTTTGGCGCAGAGTCGAATCTGGTCAGCAATGTCTGGCATGAGGTCTGGTTTCGCTGAACCAGATACATCTCTGTCAATGTCGATAGCCCTAACCGTTGCGCTATCAGCGCTTGGAATATGGTCAGACTTACCACCTGCGACATGGCGAGCATCTGCGACCCAGCCGTCACTGGCTCTATCTCGGTCTGGAAAACTATCGTCGAACTGCTCACGAAGTTGCTTTCCGGCCTTGCATAACTTTGGGGTCATGCCAGTAGAAGAGCGGCTTCGTCTGCTGTAATACCTAAACGCTGTAACAGGTCAGCCTTAGCAGTTGCCTTGGCAATTAATTCTGCTTCTTCTGCCTCTTTGGCTAGTTCAACATCAGCCCAACGAGCAATAGTTTCTTCATATTCTTTAGCATCAAGTTCTACTATTTCGTCATTTACGCCTTTTGTAAGAACTGGATATTGTGATTTAAGTTCAGCGATTTTCTGCGTTTTTGTCATTAGTTAGCCAATCCATATACTCGAACTGTTCCTGAAAATGTACCGGATGAAGTCTGGACGCGAATTCCAGTAATACCTGTGTTATTCGTAGTGTTAAAACCGCCTACATAAGAACCCATGTTTGTCTGGTCATTAGGGTTATTGTGTGATTTCCAGTGAACCGTTGCAGTGCAACCACCTGAGTTATTTGCAGACATATTCATAAATCCGCCTGCTGGTCGTTCTCCTTCTGTTCCCATAATTCCAATTACGGCTGTGGCGCTTGAATAGTTTCCAAAACCAGTTGTGGAAGTTCCATCATGTTTAATTTTAAGAACTCCGCCACTCATGCCATCTGTATAAAGGGTGTTGGTTCCTGAGAAGTATCTGATTTGTACTTGTGGCGCTCCGCTAGATGCTAAGAAATTACTGAACTCAATATGATAAGCATTATAAGTCCCGCTAAAACAACCCGTAATATCGCCAGTAGAAACTGCCGAAAATGAACCAGTTGAAATTAGCGTCATGCCGCTAGAAGGTGTTGCAGGTGTAGCCCATGTAGGCGCTCCGCTTGAAACTGTTAATACTTGGCCTGTTGTGCCAATTCCCAATCTGTCAAAAGTTCCTGAGCCAGTACCTTTAATTAAGTCGCCAGCAGTTGTAATTGCTGTAGCCATTGAATTAGTTACAGTTACGGTTCCTGAAGTGCCGCCGCCTGAAATGCCGGTACCTGCTGTAACGCCTGTAATATCGCCAGTAGAAGGGTCGACCCAAGTGTAATCAAGGTCAGTGCCAGAAGCCTTTGAAAGTAGTTGGCCTGAAGTGCCGCCCTTTAGGTCGATAAAAGCGGTGTCGATATCTTGGCCGAGTGCAGCAATAGCGGTAGCGCCATCCTTAACTAGGTCTGTCGACTGAGGGATATCCCACCCAAAGTTCGTGGTTGTTGTTGCCATTACGCTACTACTCCTATCGCATCTAGCCAGGTTAGGCTGGTGTTAATTGTGTTCCATGTCTCTGTTGCATTTACCTGTTCCCATTTTACCGCAACTTGGGAAAAGTTTACTGGAGAAGCGTTAAAAGTCAGGCTTAAGTTATTAAAGGAGGCTCTAAAGGTCCAGCCTTCAATATAGCCCTGGAATGAGCCGCCCGTGATATTAGGAGGTAAATTCTGAATCCAGACTGGTTGGCCCAAGAAGATGTTAATAAGAGCATCTCTATCGGCATCGTCAATTTCTGGATTTCCAAGAACAAAGGTAATGCTCTGGAATTTGGGATACGGATAGGCCCTTAACTCAATATATCTATCTGCAAGGCTTTCAGCGTCCGAGGTGCTTTTAATTCGAGAAGTAAAGGATTCTGCATAAGTGCCATAAAGAGATTGGCTAGTAGTGTCCTGGGCCACATAGGACTGGTTGCCGTTGTTGTCGTAAATAATGTTGTAATAATTTCTAAGGTCTCCAGCGCGAGTGGTCGCTGCTAGTCCTAGTCCATTGGCATGGTTGGCATCTAGGGTCGTATATCCGTTAGCCGCTAGGTAATCCTGTCGATGAGTCTGGTCTGCATACCCAATATTGCCATTAGCGTCTTCATAAAGAACGCCAAAGGCTGAGTTAGCGATTTCAGCGCAAAGCGAGTAAAGGTCTGTAGGGCTTGATGAACGTGCGATAAGTTCATAATCGCCTGGTTGGTCAATATCTCCCAAACCAATATTTACTGCATTAGCCCAAGTCTCAGTAGGGTCATAAGTCGCCCAAGTCTGAGCCGCCGGCACCTCGTTCCATTGGCCTAAAAGATAGCCTGAAAGAAGGCTGTAAATCTGGTCACCGTCAAAATCTTGAGACAAAATCCCGTTATCAATAATCTTAGGCAATTTAGATAATGCGCCTAATGCTGTAATGGTTGCGGTGGTGGTGTAACCAAGGCTTCCAGCCCTGTTAACTGCAATAGTAAAGTCTGAGATATAACCGCCAAAAATAGGTATATAAGTACCAACCGAATTAGTAACTTCAACTGCAAGGCTTGTTCCTACTGTGAAGTTATAACTTGAGTTGTCTAGGTTCATTAACTGCAACTGGCAATAGCCTGCTAATGGCTGGACATTGATATCTGTTCTGCCTGAAGTCACGGTTAAATTAGCAATAGTTACATCTGTGACCTCTTGGCCGTCAACTTGAACCTTAAACGAAGGAGTATAGGCGGTCATGCAAAGACTAGCCCTGAACCGCCGAGAGTTCCTCGGGCTGAAGAATCGTTAAGAAGTCCTACTATCTGGCGGGCTGTAGACTCAGGGTCTATTGCTCCATTGACCGTAATGTTAGTAGTTCCGGCGTTAGGATTGTAATTAAGGCCAGTCAAAGGATTATATGTAATCATGCCGTCAGATGGCATTGAAGGCGCTGCGGAAGTGCTTAAAGAAGCATTTGAGAAAGATGCTCCGCCAGATGCTGAAGCACCTGAGAAGAAGTTTCCGACTGCTGAACCTGCTCCCTTAATGGCATCGATGATGCCCTTAATTGCATTATAAATCTTGGTTATCTTTTCAACAAAATTTGCAAAGGTGTCGATGATTCCTGAAATGATTTTACCCAGAGCCTTAAAAGCGAATCCCAAAGTTTCACCAATTGCAGGCGCTAAGTAGTCTTTAGCAAAATTGTAAATAGCCTTCATAAAACCATAGAAAGGCTGAAGTTCATCGTTATTTTCTTTAAGAGAGCCACTCACGGCGTTAAATGCTGATTTAAGCCCATCAATGACTGGCTTAAGAATCTTCATGACTGGAGAAAGTTTATCGCCTAAGTTGCTAGTGAAATCCTGAATAGCCGGGATTACCTTATTAACGATAAGTTCAACCATAGGGGTAATAGCAGTAAGGATATAAGCGCCTATTGTTTCCTTACCTTCATCGAAAGCAATTTGCAGTCTGCGTAATTTTCCTTCAAATGTGTTTGCTTCTTGCTCAGAGAACCCAGCAAAAGAAGTTCTTAATGATTCATAAACTTTGTTAAAATCTTTTGTTTTTAGAACCGACTGGTCAATACCAAGGCCTAATTTGCCAAGAGCGTTTGTGTTCCCGTCATAGGCTTTGCCAAGGCTGTTGGCGATTAATTCAAGCGGCTTACCCGTTGCGGACGAAATGTCCATAGCAAGGTTAAGTAACTTTTGGCTTTCTTCAACGTCTTTGGTGCTTCGAGTTAGTCGAGCAAAAGCAGGCCTAAGTTCATCGTCTGTAACGCCCTTGGCTAAAGAAGTTTTAGTTATGTAATCTTCTACCGCAGCGATTTGGCCTTCAGTTGCTTTAGTTGTATTCTGAATAGTTTTAGCCAGTAAGCGCTGTGCGGCTTCGTCGGCTGCCGCATTTTTAACCATTTCAACGCTTGCTGCTACTGCCGCAGTTCCAACTGCTACAAAAGCAAGAGCGGCTTTTTTGCCATAATCTGCAACCTTATCACCAAATGAAGTGACTTGGTTATCGGCTGAATTTAGACCCTTGGTGAAGTTGTCAACGTCGGCAAGGAGTTTAAGCGTTAACGCTCTAGTACCTGTAGCCATTAGCCCCACTCCTTCAAAATCTTGTCAAATGATTGAGTCCATTTATCTACTATCTGCGGTTGAATCTTTCGCAAAGTTGGATAAATAAACCATCCCTTAGAGCCACGCCCTTGGCGGCCTGACCATACCGGGAACTGCTTAAACTTATTGGAACCAAACTCTGAGCCGCCCCAAAGAGTTCTAGTGGTTGCGCCGCCAGAAAACTTTTGTGAAGCAAAGCCGTAAGTAATTTCGCCTATGCGGCTTGATTTCTTAACTTTAGAACCCTGAGCGATGCGGCCAGCAACCTTGTTGCTCCGAAGAGAGTTAGCCTTTTGAATCACTTCATCTCTAGCGAATTCAGCCAAAGCGCCTGATTGGCGCTTGGCCTCTTCGTTAGCCTCTTCACCCATATTCTTTAAAGCCTTAAACACCATGCTGAGTTCGCTTTTATCAAAGGCAACTAATTCATCTGCCACGATTGCGCTCCTCTAGTATTTCAACTGCCGTAAGAATATCCTCGGCATTTTGCCAGTGTTCCATTGGAATCTGTGTAGCAAGTGCCAGTTCAACTAAGAGTCGGCTTACGCTTCCTCTTGGATGACTTTTGGGTCACCTTCACCTACTTCAACATCCGCGACTGACTCCATCCAGACATCTAATGTCTTGGTTGGCTTGCCGCCTGCTTCACGCTTCATTGCTGAGTGTGCTACATAAAGGATGTCCCACATGCCACCAAACTGAGAGATAACCTTTTTAGTTGTCATCTCCCACTTGGCGTAATCAGGTGGACGAACCAGGTAATTGGTTTCGGTTCCATCTACATATTTAATTGTTATTTGTTGTTGCATTGTGTGCTCCCGTTTCTACTGTTTAGGAGAAAGTCTCTGTGACTTCGCCCTTTGCAATCTTGAATGTAAAGTCTACAGTCTGTGCGTCTGTTCCAGCGCCTCCTGCTGTTGGAAATTCAGGAAGAATTGGGAAGACGAATTGAGCGCCTGTAGCGGCTGTAAGAGTTACCGAAATTGTTGTATCTGGTGTCTCTGCTGCTGTCCATAGAGCCTCGCATACTGAGTTAGCCTTGCCCCAGTCAGCAAGCATTGAAAGAGCAAAAGTGCCCTCAACGTTAGTTGTCTTATAAGCCTCGCCATCGAGAGTCTGGTATGTCTCGCGAACATTGGTCTTAGTAAGAACTGCTGAAGTTGCCTGAGCATCGATATCTGTTCCACCTGTGAAAGATAGAGAAATATCGCGACCTGTGATTACTGTGGTTGCCATTATTTATCCTTAGTTTGTTTGTGTGTAGTAGGTAGAAACTCTGATATCTGCCACTAAACAATTAGAAGGCCCGACCTGAGTTACTGTTGGTTTTTCAACTGCTCCGACTGTGTATCCCACCGGGATAACCTTCAGAACGCTTATTACTAGTTGCTCGAGGTTATCGAGCGATGCAGGGTTGCTGTTATATGCAACCGCTACTGAGATAACAAGATTAATCTTTATGTGAAGTGTCGACTTATTGATGGTCTCTAATTCGAGGTAAGGAGAGTCTGGGACTGTCACTACGAAAGGAACCATAGGAGCCTCTGGAACGTACGCGTAGACGTTGCCTGCTACGTTAGCAAAAGCGTCTGCTAAAGGCTGGCGAACTGTGTCTAGGATGGTTGAGGCTGGCATTACTGCACCATAGAATCAGTGTCAATATAAGCGCCTAGGAGTCCTGAGACACGGTTAAAAAGGCTGCGCCCTAAACGATATGGGCTTACGTTTGTAAAGTCTACGCCTTCGATTTGTCCGCCTGGAGCGATGCGAGACTGGAAAACTTCAACTGATACTGCTAAGACTGCTGACTCTACTGCGCTTACTCCTACATAAGTTGAAGCGCCCGAAAGAGTTGCCAAGCCTGAAGGGATGACCTGTTTAGGAGCAATATCTGCGTTAGTAATTGCTACAGTGAAAAGGTCGTCATAAGAATCTGAAATTGTAAAAGTTCCGTTAAATGGGGAGCCGCATCCTGTGATGACCACGCTCTGACCCGCCGAGAAGTCGTTTTGTCCGACTGTTTTGTAGATAGCCACATTGGCTTCTAGTTCTACTGCATCGATTGAATTTGCATACTTGACTAGCATAGGCAAAATTACTGCCTCTGCTGTATCAATTACATCTGTTAAATATGCGTCGTTATAAAGGGATGTAGAGACACCAAGGATAGACCTTAGTTCTGCAACTGTAACGATTGAAGCCATCTCTACATCCTCTCTATTAAACGACTGGGGGAGCCACCGGGAGCAGCAGCCCCCCCATGATTAGTTATTTACTATGCAACCATGTAACGGTATGCGCCAGCGCCAATCTTTGTAGCGATTGCACCATAACCGTAGTATCCAACCTGAACCTGACCTGTTGAGATGAGGTTTGTCTGGAGTGATAGGCGTGGTGATTCGTACCATGTGTAAGCATCTGGGTTAACGATAATCATTGAGTTATCGCCTGTACCTGAGAGGTTACGAGCAACGCGAAGGTTGAGACCAAGAAGGTTTC